GATCATTCCTGATCGTGAACGAGATTTCCGTTAGACTCCCCAAGGTTGCCGGCGCGACGGGTTTCACATATCGTGAGAAAGTCACAGTGTGACGATCGAACGGTTGTGTCCCTTCTTTGACGGAATCTCGGGAGTGCCGAACTTTCGCTCGGTACGTAACGGTTGTATCGTCGAGAAAGTACTCGGCGGAGTAACCGTCCTGATTGATTAAAGGAAGAACTTTGGCGGTTCCACCGGAACCGTCAAGAGTGATAGTGAGTGTAGTGCCTAACGACATCGTACGTACTCCTGGTTGAACTATCTGATCCCTTTGGATACAGAAAGTGCACCCAGGATCGACAGCTGCCTCCCACTTAGAAGTGGGAAGCTAGAGTTGAGTGAGAGAGAAGGCTGTGACCTTAGCTTGGTCTCAGTCTTCCTCGTCCCGTCACCACCCTGAAAACTAACATAAAAGTTATCAGAGCGGGTATAAGAAACGGTGGTTTTCCAATATGTCATGAGATTGCGGTGCACGCATGTAGCGGGCACCGTATTCGCATGAGCCTCGAGAAGGCTCTGGACATTTAGAAACCAATCGGCAAGCCACGACCAAGGAAGAAGTTCCCAGGCCGTGAGACCTAGTGAATAGATATTTAATCCAAACACTAGTTTGCGAGCCAATCTACGTTTCTCATCATCTGTCTTAAAAGACGGTCGTGTCGTGGGAAGCCACCTTACGGTGGCCCACCGCCTCACGGTCGTAATTGTGCTAGTCCTACAAGTTAGGAGTAGCGACATCTCCGAGGCAATAGTGGTAGTACCACTAGTGCTTGTCGTAGAAGAAGACAGATTGACGCGACGCTTCAGACCTCCCTTGGAGTATAACCGATCAAGTTCGTCCATACGTTTTTGGACGGAGTCTTGAAAGGTTATGATCTTACGCAAATCAGAAATCAGAGGGGCGATAGCGAACCTCCACGCTAAATAATACCCTGCCGCTTCCTTTGCTTTTCCCTTACGGGAAAGGTTGCGGCCGAGTTTCTTTAGGGTGAAAGCAGCTTGCCCTAACTGCCTGATTGTGTGCGGGAAGTCCTTCATTTCCCCTATAAAGGTTGGGAGAGATACGACAGAGCGACTAGGATTAGTCCTAGCAACCGCGTCTGCCATATCCGCCCCTTCCGATGGAAGGGTAATGGAGAGATGAGAAGGAAAAACTAGGTTAACGTCCCAATACCAATCCGTATACGAACGAAACGTAGACGGAGTGCCATTGAAGCCGTTAATGGGGCGGATCTCCGAATATCCTTTGGTTATGGATAGAGGGTGATCAACTCCAAAGCCTAGTTCATCAACACACGTGAAGCGGGTATAATCATACGGCGGATACGCAGGCGCTGCCTGCGTAACGTCGTTAATGGTTAGACCGCTGATCTTCCTCAAGGCATGGCCATGAGGAGTCCTAGTTTGGACGCGAACACGTGTACGACTCATTCTGAAGATCTCACTCGTGAGG